TGAGAGCATAATCTGTGGTTGTATTATTATCGGTGTGTGCGAATGCTGCGTGATTCGTCTCACCTGCGTATCCTACAGCGGCGTAACCAAGGATTGACGTGTTATCTCCACCTGGTCCCACATGTATATTTGAAGACACATACACATTCCCATTGACATGAACATTGGCATCCACATCGGCGTTTGTACCGAAACCCACGTTCCCTACGTTGTAGTAAATGTCTGAGCCCGTAGTGACCCAAGGAGAAGTCACGAACGGGGCGTCATCTTCAAATAACGTTCCAGTGAATTTTATATCACCTTGAACGTGTAAGGTTTTATCGGGCTCAGTGGTGCCCACACCAACCTTGTTGTTTACGGCATCTACGTGGAAAGTATTTGTATCTACAGTGACATTTGAGGAAATGTATGAATTACCAGTCACTTGAAGATCATATGTAGGATTTGCTGTTTTAATACCAGCTTTACCTGTCGTCACAAAACTTGTATCGTAAATACTTTGGTTATTATTAAATTGAATGACGTTAGACATGGTATTTCCGTTATTTCCCACATCTTCGAGAGTCGTCACGAGTCCTGTGAGTTGACTACCATCACCATAGTACTGTGCCGCGTAAATATCTTTTATGACACCGAGACCACCCGCTATAGTGACTGCACCGTTCGTATTGGAAGTTGCTGCGGTTGTATCAGTAACAGTGAGGTTATCTACCTCGGCACCCTCAAAGTTTACCGTACTTCCGTATATAGCACCCACGACGCCTAGGCCACCCGCAATTTGGACTGCACCCGAAGTTTTAGAGTCTGTGAGTGTTGTATCCGTAACGGTTAGGCTATCTATTTCAGCATCTTCAAAGTTTACGTGGGTCGCATGAATGTTACCCGCAACACCTATACCTCCACCTACTATGAGCGCACCTGAAGTCTTATTCGTAGTGGATGTGACGTTCTGGATGGTTGCGCTATCGAGGGTAGCGGCTTCAAAGTTGACATCCTTCGCGTGAATATTTCTACCCACACCTAGGCCACCTATGATGGTAACCGCACCGGTTATTTTACTCTCCGAATCCGTGGCATCCGTGACCACTGAAGATTTGGAACGGGCGACAGCCACATTTGAATTACCATGAACATCTAGGGTATATGCGGGGGTCGCAGTGAGTACACCCACGCGATTGGTCACTGAATCTGCGTGGAAAAGTGTAGAATCAACTGTAAAAGTGTTTTGAACTTCCACATTACCCCTCAAATCTATGAGCATTTGATGATCCACATCCTCGAAATGAAGAATGTGATCATCTGTGAATGTATTTTGTGTATAGCTAATGGAAAACCGATGTTCATCTGCGTGGTAAATGAGTGCGATGTTCGCATATTCTCCGTCATCTTTATGTTCCATCATTAATCCGGTATCGAGGTTGTGTACTGCATTATTTGCACCGATACCGAAAATTCTATCTTCTATCGTCACACTGGTGGAAGACACTACTGTATTGTTACCACTCAGGGTGATGTTCCCTAAAAATTCAGCTTCGGCTGCGGAAATGACATACTTACCACCACTCGTAACATAGACGGGAGACTTTTCGAGAAAGCCATCGAGACCAACCATGGGTAAATGTTTGTTAATTGGATCTACGAGTCCTGTCACAGAAATATTTGACCCAACATGAAGGTTTGAGGTGGTCACGAGACTTGTAGTTGCATTCGTGAATTGAATCGTATTTGAGGTGGTGTTCCCTGTATCAGTCACTTGTTGGAGGGTTTGAAGTTGGGTCAATAAATTAGAAGGTTCAATCTTTTGGAAATCATTATTCGCATTATTCACATAGACCCAATTAATGTCCCCTTCGTCCAGAACCACCTGTGCATTTGGAACGTCGTTCGCGCGACCGATACCCGTCACGAAAACACCCCCGTTGCTTTCGTGGATCTTTGTCACCACACCGACATTTTGAATCAGATCGTTATTATACGGCTTGACATTTGAGAGACCACCGGGTACAGTGTTACTCACATAGACCGTTTCACCCGTTAAGAATGTATCTGTGACAACACTGAGTGCCTTACCGTATGCGACCGCAGTACCTTGTTGACCAGGTGTCAACAGCTGATTCGAGAGACCGATACAGGGCATCGTAGATGGATCATCCGATTTCGCGAGACCGACATTAAGAATATTTGAGTTATGTGTCCCCTTAACATAGACAGCATCACCCGCCTCGATGTTTACCCCGTTGTCGTTTCGAATCTTGATATACGTGTGTATAGGGTATTCATTCACCCAATCTGTCCCGTCATACACGAGTAATTGGTCAGCAAGTGGTGTGTCTAAGTTTACATTATAGAGTTGGTCGACTTTTATGTCAACATTCGACGTGAGGTCAGTCACCAAAGCCGTCGTGGGGTTATTGAGTCGTAACGTTCCATCTATGTCAACCGTCGAGGTCACGTAGGCGTTCCCCGAAACGTGAAGATTGGCGCTGGGCGTCAACGTCTCGATTCCCACAGAGTGTTTCACCGCATCTACATGAAGAGTATTCGTGTCGACCGTGAGATTCGAAGAAACATAGGTATTTCCTACGACATGGAGGTTAGCATTTGGTGTCAGTGTTTCAATCCCAACCGAGTGCTTCAACGCATCGACGTGTAATGTATTGGTATCCACCGTGAGATTCGAAGAAACGTATGTATTTCCTACGACATGGAGGTTGGCATTTGGTGTCAGGGTTTCAATTCCCACTGAGTGGTTCAACGCATCTACATGCAAGGTATTGGTATCCACCGTGAGATTCGAAGAAACATAGACGTTGCCCACCACGTGAAGGTTAGCATTTGGTGTCAGTGTTTCAATTCCCACTGAGTGCTTCAACACATCCACGTGTAATGTATCGGTATCCACAGTCAAGTTTGAAGAAACATATGTATTTCCTACTACATGAAGGTTCGCATCGGGAAATTTGGTCTCGACTCCGACACTATGTGTCGTCGTGTCAACGTGGAATGTGTCTGTATCCACGGTTAAATTAGACGACACATAGGCATTTCCAACTACGTGGATCTCAGCATCCGGATTTATGGTGTTTATACCAATATGATTGGCTTCTGTATCTACATGAAGAGTATTTGTATCCACAGTCAGGTTAGACGACACATAGACATTACCCACAACGTGAAGATTTGCGTCAGGTGTCTTTGTCTCAATTCCGATTGAGTGGTTCACTGAATCCACATGAAGGGTATCAGTATCCACAGTTAGATTTGAGGACACGTATACATTACCCACAACGTGGAGATTTGCGTCGGGTGTTTTCGTCTCAATACCCACGGAATTGGTCGTAGAGTCAACATGGAAAGTGTCTGTGTCAACGGTAAGATCTTCGGAAATATATGCGTTACCAAACACGTGGAGGGTTGCATCTGGGTAGTTTGTTTCTATTCCCACGAAGTGTTTATTTGTATCTATGTGAAGAGTATTTAGATCTACGGTGAGATTGGAACTCACATAGACATTACCAACCACATGAAGATTGGCATCTGGTAAAGCAGTATTAATACCGACGGAATCAATCACTGAATCAACAAATAAAGTATCTGTATCAACTGTAAAGTTATTAGAAACATTGACAGTATTGTGTATGGTCGTTCCATATGTAAATTCTTTTGAATCTGCGTTGTACATTAAAAGATTTGAGTTATTTACGTTTCTCACGGGATTTATGAAAAGTGCGTTTTGTGTGGTGGTATTATTGAAACCCCCGCCATCTGTACCACCATTTATGATAACAGATCCAGCAGCTTGACCCGTTGGGTATCCCGCGTAATACCCTATAGCTATAGCACCCTCACCTTGATTAAACTTACCCGCACCATCACCTATAGCTATAGATTTCTGACCCTGATTTTGACTGCCAGCATCTTTACCTATAGCGATCGAATTACCCAATTGATCCTGACCACCGGCGTTTTCACCGATGGCGATAGAATACGCAGCTTGATTTTGAAAAGCTGCTTTATCACCGATAGCTATGGAACTTGTACCTTGTCCAGTTTCACCAGATCTTTCACCGATGGCGATGGAAGATTCCGCTTGTGTGACACTACCCGCTTGATAACCAATCGCTACAGAATTAGATTGTTGACGGTCATACCCAGCTCTGTATCCCACAGACACTAGGTGCGCGTTTGAGCTTGAATGAAGAGTTGTACCTGTATCTGTACCTATGAGTAAACGATCATACCCAGAATTATCAACACGCCGAGTAGCGGCTATAGTTCCATTTACATCCAAATCCTTTGTAGGGTTAAGTTGATTTATACCAACTCGGTTTGATTCAACATCTACATGTAAAGTATTTGTGTCAACTGTTAAATTGGAAGTCACATAGACATTACCGACGACGTGGAGTTCTGCATCGGGCACGAGGGTATTAATACCCACTTTATCAGCTCCAGAATCTACAAATAGAGTATCCCCATCAACAGTCAAGTCTGCGGAGATACTTGTATTACCCGTCACCACTAAAATATTTGAACCAAATTCGTCTACAAAGAGGTTTGAACCCACATCTAGGGTGTGTGTAGGATTCGTATTTATAATACCAACATTTGATTCCGTAAAAATTTGACCGTACACGTGGACATTCATATCTTGACCGACAGGTGTAATCGTATGACCATCTGCATTTGAATTTGTATACGCAATTACAAATTCATTTGAAACTTCTCTGAATCCTATTGCAACGTTCGCATCTGGATTTGGTCGGGTCATTATAAAACCAAGATCTAAAGTTGAATCACCAACAACATTATCTTTACCAAGTTCCACTATAGCATCCTTGATCACGGTATTATTCGCATGTAGAGTTGTTACAAGACCATTGAATGTCGCATCCCCATCGACCACCAGACTATTTTGAATATATGTACTTCCCAAAACAGTTAGGGTATTTGCAGTTGTTTGGTTTACAAACACTTTGGAACCAACTGAAAGTGTATCTGTAGGTGAATTATTGGCTATTCCAACATTTGAAAGTGTCGTGACAGAAGTATTCACATTATTAAAAGAAACTGTATTCGCAGTGACATTTCCATTAATCACAGCAGCTTCGAGTGTAAAATTAAGAATATCCTCAGCGATCGCACCAGAGTCCATCAGTTCCTTTGTGACTTGATTGTACGCCAGTACACTAATGTTTCTATCTGATAGATCTGTACGTAAACGTAGAGGTGTTATGTATACAGAATCCGTAAAAGGTGTGTCAATTTCCCCTTCACTCGCATTAAACACAATCGTGTTTTCTGCCTGGTCATTGGTACAATTTTTACCGAACCTGATTTTAGTCGAGCGTTCGACCGTCGGCAAATTCTTGACCATTTAATATAGAATGGTATTTTAATTTGCGTAAAGTAAGGCGGCTAGGCCATTTTGAACCCTAAGAATATTGTAGTTTACAGCATATATAGGGTCTAGGATGTTCATAGACTCACTCATGAGTTTAACTGTATTTAGACGACTGAAATTTAGGGTTCCTGTGGGCTGAAGGGAACTTGTGGAAATACAGAAGGGGTACAAGAAGAAATCTGGTGATGCTACAAAGTTAGTGTGATAATAATGACTTACATCAATGAAATGAGGTTTACCCCAACGATAATTGGCTAAATCTACACCATTAACATTCAACTTGATTTTGTTTGTGGGTGATGTGAGAGCGCTATTAGTTGTAGTGTTAGAAGATGCCAAGTATTTCACGGGGTGATTGAACGTAAGTTCTTGTATTTTATTTCCAGATGGAATACTTTTTTGTACTTGGGTGATGAGGATGTCATGAGTACGAGAAGCAATATTTCCACGCTCTTCAGTATCAAGATAGTAATAATTGGCGTAACATTCTACATTGTAGTTTGCAGCTTGAGATGCCCAGTTAATCCTAATCTCCACATTATGGTAGTTTAATGCAACGATCGGGATAGCTAGACTAGGACTTTCACAATGAAAGAACCTAAGCGGATAGAAGAACGACCGAGCAGATATACCTGGGTGGGTACCTTGAGCACTCTTCGATACATTTGTGGCAAAGGTATCAACGGCAATATTCTCTGTGAATACGGCATCTTGTTTATCGACAACGGAACCCCCAATTAAGAGCTCAACACTTTCGATAATATTATCCCACCTTTGGGAATCGAGGGCGGTTGTATTATCATCTATAGTGAAATATACATGACCTAAAAGATCACCAGAACGTTCAAATTGAACACTGGATAACGAGTTGTTTCTCACCGCTCCGTGGATTGTTTGCTTTTCGACGGATTGTGAGAAATTAGCATGCCTTTTGAAAGTTGAATTGAAAAACGACACTTGGGGATCACCTACGATCCATTCATCCTGAGCGCCGGCTGCCATCAATTGAACAATACCTGGGGACATGGTATACTATAGTAAAAGGAGAAAATTACAGGTTGGCTTTTCTACACACGAAACGAATTATTAAAAAATTATCCTTAGCAGGACTTGATGGCACAATTGGGATACCATCTTGATTACGAATGTTAACAGTGAAACGGTCAATGCTGCGAATTGGGTTCACATATTGAGTCACTAATGAATAGTTATCTTTGTAAAGAAATGTCGCAGTACCTTCACCAACAATACTAGCGAAAGAATTACGAACAACACTTCTAGATGCTTGACCATTTGGTTCATTAGAAGCACGCTCAGTGAAAATACTGTCAAGCTCCTCGATAGAAACGTAACAATGTTTAGTCGCCGTGGTGGTGTTAATTCTAGCAGCTAACAATTTAGCCTGTACAACATTTTTCAGGGGTTGTTGAAGATGACAAGTGAATGTATTGGCAGTAGTCTGTCCAATTGAATCAATAGTCACGGTGTGATATTCGTGTTGAAGGTCTGGAATCAACTGAGTAGGAGTTGTAATCAGCGCCATATATTATTAGCTTAGATTAAAGATCCACCAATTCCATCTGTGATTTCATAACCACCAGCTTGCGCGGAGACCAACTTCTGGGCACCACAAACACCCCCTGGAGTTAAACCCTTGGCGTAAGGACCACCTTTCTTACCAGAACCAGCGGTACACTCGAGTTCGACTGGGAGATCGAAGATGGAACCATCATTGGAAGTTTTGGTGGTGATGGGTGTGTACTTACTGCTTGTACTGGACTTAAGAGCCCCGAGAGCAGAGATGACCAAGAGAAGAATAACAATCATGGTGAGAGCATTGCGGCTGACACGATTGAGAGAGGAGAACATTTATAATGAACCAATATTTTTTTAAACTGCGTTAAAGGTAATTTTTTTAGTTTCTACATAGAGAGTAGATGGACGAAGAGATCGTAATCGATCGAGGAAATACCAGTGTTATGAAATTGGATGCAGATGAGCAGGCCATAATGGATGAGATTGAGATTTCCGCCCCCCGCCCTCAGCGTGTACCTAGACCAACTAGACCCACTTATAATCCACCCCCCATGGCACACCAACAGGAAAGTATGGATGCCTTTGTGAACCCCAACAAACAGACTAACCAGAATGCTTCGGCTCCAGATGAAGAAATTGACTATGGTGATGGTGATGAAGATGCCAATTTTTTTGACGACGCTGATGATTATGGAAATCAGGGGGGAGGACAGGAGGATGAAAAACCTACGAAAGGGTACGGTTCAATTGACGAGGAGAAGGCTGATCTTATCAACAAGTTGGGACGCCTGGAGAAGAAGGGTTTCACTGTAAACAAGAGACTCAACGCCTACTCAAATGTTGATGAACTTAGATCTGAGGTGAAGCGTATCACCTACAGTATAGATGTTGAACAGTCTATTCGTTTCTCGCGACGAATGTTGGTGGCCTGTGTAACAGGTTTAGAGTTTCTCAACAAGAGATACAACCCTTTCGAGATTCAGCTAGAGGGGTGGTCTGAAAGTATCATGGAGAATGTTGACGACTATGATGGTGTCTTTGAAGAATTGTATGTTAAGTACAGGTCCAAGATTTCGGTTGCTCCAGAGATCAAGTTGATTATGATGCTCGGTGGATCCGCTATGATGTTCCATCTTACCAATTCTATGTTCAAATCGGTGATGCCCAACATGAATGATGTCATCAAACAGAACCCTGATCTAGTGAAGAATATGATGAGCGCTGTTCAGAATACCACTCGCCAAACTGACGGTCCCGCAACAGAGGCTCCTGTTGGTGGAACTGGTGACTACCAGATGCAGGGACCTGGTATAGACATCTCCAGTCTAATGGGTGGTATCATGATGCCCCCAGCACCTCCTATGAACACCACGGCCATTTCAGCGACTGATAAGCAGGTGGAAGATGATGATGATATTTCTGACATCATCTCCATCTCGGGTGACTCCACTGGTGGTGAGGTCAAGGAAGTCAATGTGACGGCAACCAAGACGAGGCGTACCAGGGGAAGGAAGGCAAAAAAGGAAATTAATCTCTAAACATATATAAATGATAGCTTACTATCCTTTGGAGGAATTGGATCCTCCAAAGCCACAACAGAAGTCTGTTGGTAAGCCTGAAAAGACTCAGGTTGGCTTAGAAGAAAGTGAATTGAATTACATCGTGATAGCTTTCATTGCCGGAGTTATCGCCTTAGCTATATCCGACGCCATCAGGGCGTAATTGTTTCGTTTACCGCGGGGTTCTCCCTCGTAGTAAATTTAATA